CACAGGCCATAGATTTATCCTCGGTGTGATTAATCTCTCTATAAATACTTGTATGGGTCTACCTGTTGTTAGTTTGTTAGGGATTGATGAGTAAGTGCTCACACCTATACGACTTATAGTAAGGTCAGACTGTGTAGATGTGTTACCTGCATTAGTTCTTATAACCTGATCTAGTAAGTCTATAGTATCGGCTGGTAAGTCATATTGTGCAGTTCCAGATGTGATTGCTATAGTACCACTATCTATTGTCCACATGTTTATACCACGGTTCTGCCATTCTATGGTCATGAGGTTCATAGACCTACGAGCTGTAGCTAGATCATATCCTGACCTCATTTCTCTACCAGCACGTTCCCAAGCTTCTTCAGCTATCTCCGTAAAGTCTAAATTAAATCCCGTGGTTCCCGAAGTAGCCATTACTTATCGTCTTTTTTAGTTTTAGTATTCCCTTTTTTTGTAGACCCTTGCATCATTTTTTCAGCTTCTTTCATGGAAAGTGCTTTTGTAGAAACAAGCTCTCCATTTTTATGTCTTACATTGTATAAAGATTCGCCCTTCTTATCAGTGCCAATCTCAACCATTTTTAAATCTGACATATAATCTCCTTATCTTATTTTTGCTTTTCTAACGCCTTTTCTAGCAATTCCAACTCCACGAAGAGTAGAACCTTTTTTAGGTTTAGGCTTATTCTTTTTAACAGTTCCACCTTTTTTCTTACCAGACGAACTTTTCCATTCAGAAAACTGCTCTCGTATCTTTACTTGTAGGGGTGTCATAGCTGCAGGGTTTATTTGAAAAACCCGCATAGCTTCACTTATCTCACCCCTACCACGTCTTGCAGCTTCATTTAGTTCTGGAAATTTAGGCCCGTAAGGCTCAAATTTTGTCACTTGCTACCCTTCATAGTAACCATTTTAGCAGGTCTAACTCCCTTCATAGCGATTCCAGAGCCTCTAGTCTTGCCTCCTTTTTTACCACCTTTTGAGCCATTCTTAGATTTAATGTTACCGCCACCCTTCATTTTCATGATAGAACCGCCCTTTTTCATTTTAACAGCTCCACCTTTTTTCATTTTGCCTACACCGTCAGCAGCATAAAATGGTACTCTTTCACCTTGCTTGTTGGTAACCATTTTTAATGCTCCACCACCAGACATCATTTTCTTTTTTAATTTGCCTCCACCGGACATCATTTTCTTTTTCATTCTGCCTTTCATTTGCATAGGCATATTAGTTCTATTCATAAGAATCTCCTTTAAGCATGAAATACTGTTAACATATCTACTACATCAAGTGTGTATTTTATTGTTAATCCATTTTCAAATAACACACCTTCTGAAGGTATCGTTCTATCAGTCGTTGTATTTGCTGTACCGATAGTTCTAGCTTTAAATATAGTGGTGCCATCTTCAGGAGCCCCATTGATAAACTCTACAGTTCCTGCAGTACCACCTGATACTATAGACATACCTTTGAGTCTGACTCTGTTACTTCCTAATATAGCTTGAGCACATAATGTTCCTGAACCTACTTTTATATTTGCTGCATACTGTGCTGAACACTCTACAGCAGTTACTGTCAAGAAAAGTTTGGTTCCTGCAACAGCTTCAGCAGAACCAGTAGAAGTTATTACTTCTGTCATGGCATCACCAAAAACATCTGTGCCTGTTATGGTACAGGTTTTAGCGTTGTCACCTGTACCAGTGGTTGTTACTATGACATTTCTAGCTGCACCACCAGCAAACGTAGTGTTTGCCATGGTAGCTGACGTGTTAGGTCTAGCTGCTGTAACTAGTCTGTCATCATCTGAAGCATTCTCATCATTTATAGTGAGAGCCTTTACATCTGATATTCCCATAATATAGCCCTCACAAATTAATCGTTGTTATAATCGAAGGCCGCACCATGGATTTTAATTACAATTTTTCCAGCTGTATATGCAGCTTCTGTAGCATCACCTGATGTAAGATAAAGATATTTCTTACTCAAAGCTGCTAAAGTAGCTCCTGCATCTGCTTCGTTATGTAAACCTAGAGTTAAGTCACCATTGTTAAATAGAACTGTACCACTTGTTACAGCAGCATTTTCTGCTGTTGTACCTGTTGCAGAACATACCAAGTTAATATCCGGATCACCACCTGTAGGTACTTCCAAACAAATAAATTCTAATTTATAAGGGATTCCATTTACTTCTTTAGTTAGTTCAGCAATATAAGCGTTTGCTGCTCCACCATCTGTACCGATAACGTCATCAGCAGTTCCACCAGATGCTAAACCTCCATGAAGGTCTATAAGAATTGTAGTAACAATGTCTCCACCAATCTTATTTATGAAAGTGTTGATTGCTGCATCAGCAATACCAGAACCATGTGCATTAGGTGTAACATTAAAAATTGTAGCTGCTGTACCTAAACTAGCATTGTTTGCACCAGTTGTTGTGCCTGCAGCAACTATGTTATCTCTTCCAGAAGTAGCAACTTTTTGTACTTCAAGAACACCGCCACTTGTAGCAACAATGTGCTCGGTAAATGTTCCTAGAGTAGAACTCTTTGCTACTGTTTTAAATCCATTTTCGGAACGGACTGCACCGTTAAAAGTTGTATTAGCCATGTCATTCTCCTTGTCTCGGCTAGTGTCAGCTTACGCTGTCAAGGTTAATTTATTTTAGTATATAGTAAAAAAGGGTGACTATCAAGCCACCCTTTAAATTTTAGTTAGGCTCCTGGGGAACCAAAGATACCTAGCGGATCAGATACGCCAAAGCTGTATCTTTCTCTTGCCTTGTATCTGCTGTTGCCTGTGTCGAAGTCAGCATCCATAGATGTTGCCATCGGACTACGTGTGAAATGCTTTAAACCATTTGGAATATCAGTCATAATGAAGAAAGCATCTGTATCAGTCAAATAATGATTGATAGTGTAGCCTTCTGGAATAGAACCGTTATTCTTAAGTGCGTTTAAGTCATTGTCTGCAGTGCCGACACGTCCTTCTGTCTCTAACAATCTAGTTGCAACAAACTGTAGATTTGTAGGGATAATTAACTTTCGAGGTCTAGCCGCAATCTTTAGGCCTCTCTCGTCTGTCCACCCACCAATCTGAATAACTGCTGCTTCAAGAGAAGTTTCGTTAAGATCAGCAGCAACAGCTGGTTCGTTAGAGTTAGTTCCACCTGAAACTAATGGGTGTGCTGTAGAGCAGAGCTCCACCCCATCGCCATATGTAGTACCAGAGTCAAACGCATTATTTAAAATAGATGCTGCTTTGACCTGTTTTGTGTACGCCATAGCACGAGCTAGTGCTTTAGTATAACGAGCTGACAATGAGTCATACAAGTTATCCTCAATAGCTTCCTCAGTGATTGAGAAACCCATTGCGACTGTTTCGTGTGTGTAACGAGCTGTAAACGCTTCCTGAGCAGTGTCATATTCGATGGCTGAACCTTCGTCTTTGACTGGTGCTGCAGAAAACCCTGACAACTTAGTTTCTTCTTCGAAAGAACGATCTGAAGTTTCTGATTCGAAAATCTCAGCGTGTTCTTCACCATACTTCGCATACTCCATGCCGAATAAAGCATTGAGACCGGGAAGTAGTTCTTTAAGTAATTGAGCTCTTGATATCGCCATTGTTCTACCTCCTACAAGCCAACTGGGTTACGATAAGCATGTCCACCAATGAACACGTTACTACCATTGTCTGTATGTGTGCTGTAGATAATAAGCACTTCTTGGAACGCATCTGATCCAGATGCTGTGCTATCGACTACATCAATAATTTGAAATGGTAATGTTGAAGTTGTAGCAACTGAACCACTGTTGATAGCTAACTTACCTCTTCCATTAGTAGTATTTAATGTATTACTAATAATTGAAGCTTTGTTACCAATAACAGTTCTTGCTACTGTCGCCATTGTTGTTCCTGAAGAACAAACAGCCGCTTTTAAAATGATGTCAGGATCATCAACAACAAATGCATGAATATCACTAGCAACAATGCTGCCCGGATATTGATTGTTGAATGTTAACTGACTAGTATTTGGGTCAGTGTACTGACAACCCATAAATACACCCAGTGTGCCAGTAGCTGGGAAAGCTGTTGTGCTTCCGTCACGCTCGATGGTTCCGTCATTCACACGTTTTACTAAGTCACCTTTGCCGATAGCTGTGCCGTAGTTGCTGGCTATCTTCATTTGTCTAGTAGCACCTGTGTAAGGACGACCACCAATTAGGCCAACGGGTACGAGCCCATAAGGGGCATCAATAGTTGGATAAGCCATAATTAGTCTCCTAAATTATCCTAAATTAAAATTAAGTACCTTTTCCGAAAGTGACCTTCGATTTTCTCTCATGAAATAGAGGCATACGAGGATCATTTTCTCTCATAAGATTGTTGTCTACTGACTTAATTTGATTTGAGGTCTGTTCTTTAAAATGTTCAGTCCGCTCATCAACTAATTCAGTTGGAGCCTTACAAAGCATTAACCCACCAATCACGAC